TGGCGAGGGGTCTACAGTAAGTTCAAAATCTGCATTAGATAGAACTGTCACGACAGATACTCCTTCACCATTTTTTAAAAAACAAAGAAAAATTAAAAAGATAAAAAAGGATCTCCGAAAGCATTCACCTGTTAGTGTAACTTCTTCTGGAGGTGAGGAAATTTTAAGGAAAAGAATAAAAAAACCAAAAAAAGTTGGCATGGGATTTGGGCCTATGATCACAGGGACAATTGCTGATGCGAATAGAGTATCAATGGATCCTCTAGAGATAGCGATACGACCTAAAATGGTCAAAATTGCAAATCAAGCAAGAAAACAGTTTCCAGATTTTTCTGAAGATATGATAAAAGAGATTGTTTCAAATGAAGAAAAATCAATGGTGAGAATCTTAAGACTTCTTCCTGAAAATGAACTTAGAAAGAGAGATCCAGTATTATATAATAGATTTGTACAGGCAAGAAAAGATATAGCAGCTGAGAGAACGTCTAGAAGAATAGCGAAAGGTATTGCAAAAAGTAATTTGGCA